CTGAATACAACATCTTTCTCATTTTGTCTCCTTGCCTGTGATGTGTATTCCTCTTGAGTCCGCATAAACGATCTGCTGTTCAGAAGGACTGCTGCATGGCACTACTGTTATCGAGCTGCCACCGATAAAGCTGCTGCCATTCGGGAATATGCTGGGATCTGAGTAGATCGTGCTGTTGCATGGATTGCAAAGAGGTTGATTATTCCACCACCCTGGCTGATCGCCGACTTTCGGACTGATGTGTGGGTGGGTATCGAATGGAAACTGACCAGGAAATGGGCTTGATTTGCCTTCTTTCTGCTCCTTTAGCTCTCTTATAAGCTGTTCGATTACACCGAGCTTATCTTCTGGTAGCGTGTTGATTACTTTTGGTTCTTTGTCATCTTGTGATGCTCTGATAACTGCTATCAGTGCTCTCAAGATACGTTCCTGCTCTGCGAAATTATCAGCCATGTCTGTCAACTTGTCGCAGATTTGGTTAATTGTGTTTTTGGTCATTGGGTGTCTCCTTTTGGCAGATTATACTACCGGTAGATTTTTAGTGTTCTATGGTTTCGACAGAAATAACCTCTACGTCTATAATCTCATCTGAGCCACCTGTAAGGGGCCTAGAATCGACGTCAGGCTCTTCCTGGACTATGACATCGGTTGGCGTGAAAACCCACGTCAAAACGGCTGCAAATGCGATTCCAAACAATACGCCAGGATAGTGCTGGAAGAACAGTGGCGCTATTAGTCCCACAAACAGCGATGCTATTCCCATAGCTATATATCTATCTTGTAGGTTGTTAATTGATTTTGAGGTGAAATGGAACACTATGTATCCAGCATAGACTGTTCCTACGATCATTGGGTTTGATAAGAAAAAGGCCACAAGCAATATTGCTTTGGCCAGTTTGCGTAGTAGAGTGGTGTGCATCCTTAGAGTGGTTTGCTACGTTTCTGCACTGGAACGACATCCGTCCGATCAGGTCTCCTTTTCTCCTGTGTTCGGGATGTACCCCAAGAGTCTTTCTTGAGGTTCTGTCCAGCCGGTATCAAATTCTTCTCTCTTAGGAACTGTTGTATTAATACCCGCATTGTACTCGCTCCTCTATTAGTGTTACTTTAACAGAAGCATCAAATACATACGGAGAATTTCATGATCACTTTACCACCTGCTGTGTATAAGCAGTTTGACGAAATTTACAAACAAATCAAATCGGGCGAATTGAGGACCTTAATACCTCTCCTTTCTTTGTTGCGGATTAATGGTAGACCTTTTACTTTGGAGCGCCATTTTATGTTTGCTCCAATGTTTAATACTCGCCAAACTCCACAGATGATTTTTATGATCGCCCGTCAGCTTGGCAAGTCTTACAGCTTATGTGCCTCTAGTATCCTTCGCAGCATGGTAATTCCTGGCTATCACCAGCTGTTACTTCAGCCACAAGCCGATCAGATTCAACGACTTAATGCATCTGTGTATCAACCTCTACTGAAAGGTATGCCACTTATTAAATATTTCATGCCTTCAGTAGAAGCCAATAAACTGGCACTTAAAACTTATAATAACGGAAGTCTTGCTTATTTGGATTATTGTGGTGCTGGTGGTAATGCAGAACCAAGCCGTTTGCGTGGTCTGTCTGGGCTTGCTCACATAGGCCTAGATGAGTGTCAGGATATCCCGTATGAATATCTGCCAATCATCATGGAGGTGTGCTCCGCATCCATTTACTGGGGCTTTGCCACTTATACCGGAACACCGAAAACAACTGACACCACTTTGGCACTTCTTTGGGACAGATCCTCTAAGGCTGAATGGATTATAAAGTGCGATGCTTGTAACTATTTTAATGTTCCTAATCCAGAACAAGACCTTTTAAAGATGATTGGAAAACATGGTCCTATCTGCGCTAAATGCGGTAGACCTGTTCGACCGGAAGCTGGTGGATATGTCCATAGCTTTCCTGATAGAATGCTTACTTTCCCTGGCTATCATTTCAGCCAGATTACACACCCATTACACAGTATCAATGACACTAAATGGAGCCGCATCTTAGATAAAGTTAATACATATCAAGAAGTCGCTCTTTACAATGAAGTTCTTGGTTGGCCCTATGATGCCGCTACCAGTCCGTTAACATTGAGTGATCTTATTAATGCTGAGTATGATGCACTCGATAAAAACGGTAAACCTGTCGAGATAACAAAACCAACTGATGTCGCTAAGGTCCGTCATAATTATTCCTACATTACTGTTGGCTGTGACTGGTCAGGTGGTGGCATGCTGACTGACTCCTATACAGCCTTTGCAGTGTTAGGACTTCGCAAAGATGGTCAAACTATAGATGTGCTATATGGTGAGCGCATCAAGAAAGGTTTAACACCGACACAAGAAGCTGATATTATCATGCGCTGGATTCGTGGCACTGATGCCGATGCTTTCGCATTTGATAATGGCGGTGCTGGCTTTGTTAGAACAGAAATCATGAAGCATCAGGGATTGATGGAAATACCTGGACTCATCGTATGTCCTATTCAATATTCCGGTCCTCGCGGTGGCGATATAATGACGCTCTCTAAAGCCGTTCGTGAATATGACTATACCTACTACAACTTAGAGAAGAGCCGCTCACTCGCTATGTGTGCTGCCGCTATCAAACAACAACGTTTGCGCTTCCCGCATTTCAAACATGATGATCCAGAAGCATATGTACGCGATTTCCTGGCATTACGAGAGGATCCTCGTGTTACACGCAGTAATGACACAGTTTGTATCATTATCAAGAAAACCGGTGTTCCTGACGATTTTGCACACGCTGTCAATTTTGGCTGTAATCAGATATATGACAGCCATGGCGCTGTTCTACAAATTGGCAAAAAGTATGATACATCAAAGCTCGCCAATGACGAGTTCACATTACCTGATGATGTATTTGGTCCACGTGCTGATTTTCAACGTTTTCAAGATGCTTGTAATATGAACGCAGCAGTAATACAACCAGATTTCGACACTTATTTCTAAGGAGTTATTATGGACGATACCGAAAATAAATTCGACATCAATCAGCAACCAACCGGTAAAGAAGATGCTTATGGGCGCATACGCGGGCTTAAAACAGATAAAGGCGCCGATGTTTATGCGGGTCTGACAAATGCCACTATGACATTTGATGGTATAAAATGTCTGGAGGCACTGAACGGCAATATAGTCTTACGTGGCAGACATGGGCAACGTGATGTGATTTTCACACTTGAAAAAGCCACCGCTAAATATCTTGCTTGGATGGATATGGTTTATCAGTATGCCAAGCTCGGTATTAAAGGTTGGGATACTATGATGGACATCGGTACAGACTTCAAAGCCAGAATTTGTGAAGCTGTTGCGCAACGTAAAAAAATGGGACTCAAGGTACCGGCAGACGCTGAAAAATTGTGTAGCGTGAGCCAGGGTTGAGCCCCAGCAGTTCTAAAGATGTTCTGATCACAAATCCTCGGTTACGATCTACTCATAAGCTGTAGCACTGTAAAGTTATGGACGACCTTTAGGTCGTATATTGACTTTACAGTCGTAAGCTTATGTGTAGTTGTTTTAACCGGAAAGGATTTGTAAGATCAAGGTCTTTCGGTTGGGAAAGACAACTTAATCTTTAATTTCCTTATGGTGTTGTCAGCCATTAGGTGTACGCGAAACGCGTACGTAATCAACTGCTAAAATTCTGTTTCTAGACGATGAGCAATACAGATGCATCTGGAGATTGCTGCGGCTGGCGGTCATCACAGCGGCGGGTGCCTGCTGGAGACAAGGCATGCGCGCTGATGGAGGATGAGCCTGTCGAACCTCCGGATCGCGCGTCATGCCAAGGCGTAAGCGAGGCACCCATAGCTGGTGATGACGGCGGGCCGCACTTGCAATCGGTTTCTTCTTTGCTGGCATCGCCAGCAAACATCGAAACCAGATGCTTTTGTATTAGTATTCTGTCTTCGGCCATCGAATTCTTTCTTGATGGTTTGATTAGACAGTTAGCGCATGCGAATCGCATGCAAAGTCAAACAGACGATAGGATTTCTATACGAGTGTGAGCCCGGTA